TTGGGCCGCCCGAACTGGTCAGCAGTGGCTCGCCGGTCCATCCGACTCAGTCTGGTGGTGTATGCTCTTCGTGAGCATGTGTCTCGATGAGTGCGGTCAGATCGACGCTATTGGCGGATTCTCGTTCAACACCGACTACACCGTCAACAAGGTCCGCCAGCATCCGGATGCGTACTTCGTGTCTGTATACGACGCTGCTCCCGGCGACGTTGTCATCTTCAACTGGGATGGCGGCGGTACCGACCACGTCGGCTTCGTTGAGCGTAATCTGGGCGGCGGAGTTCTCCAGACTATCGAGGGCAACACCTCGTCCGGATCTTACGGATCGCAGTCTGCGGGTAACGGTGTTTGGCGTCGAGTTCGTAGCGAGTCCATCGCTTACGTAATCCGCCCGGCTTACTCTGACAGCTCTGATCCCACGCCTTCTGGTCCGACCGACATCACCGCTCTTCAGCGTGCAGTTCGCGCCGAGGCTGACAACGTTGCGGGCCCCGACACTCGCAGCCGTGTTTACGCTGTCTGCGCGGCATCGGATTGGGCTGGTAACCAGTTCCCGTTTGGAGTTGCGTACACTCAGGCGGTCGTCGGAGCAGTTCCTGACGGAATTTGGGGCGATGCTTCTGAGGAGGCGCACGATGCCTGTGTTGAGGCTATCCAGGCTGCCGTCGGCGCTGAGGTCGATGGTGTTTGGGGTGCTGACACGAACGCTCGTGTGACTTCCGCGCTCGACTCTGCTGAGCAGCCGTAAGAGGTCAAAATGGTAGTCCGGAGGTAACAAGATGGGCTTTTCGTTCACAACTACTGGAGACTATTCCCGTACTGAGACTTGGTTAAAAGGTCTCCGCGACGGCAAGTACCTGAAAGTTCTTGACGCTGCTGGGAATAAGGGCGTGAACGCGCTGTCGAAAGCTACACCGGTTGCCTCCGGGCGAACCGCGGGATCGTGGTCTTACGAGATAAAGCGTAAGGGGCGACAAAGCGCGGAGATCGTTTGGAAGAACGATCACATAGAACAGGGTTTCAACGTGGCTGTGGGTCTTCAATACGGCCACGGAACCCGCACTGGGGGTTATGTACGGGGTATCGACTACATCAACCCCGCCTTAAAACCCATCTTCGAGCAAATTCTTAAGGATGTCGAGGGGGCTATCAAGGGTGGCTAGTATTGACGAGCGAATCGTATCGCTCAAGTTTAATGCCGATCAGTTCTCTGACAACGTCGGTAAGTCCATGAGCTTGCTCGACAAGCTTAAGGAAAAGCTAAACCTTAAGGGCGCAGGACAAGGCATCGCCGAACTGAATGGTTCTGTGAACAAGATCGACTTCGGTCCGATCACTAGCGGAATCGATCGGGTGAAAGAGGGGTTCTCCACCCTAGCGGTCGCTGCCGGAACGGCTCTGGGCAATATCGCGACATCGATTGTCTCAACGCTCGGAAGTGCCCTAAACTCCATCTCGTTCCAGCCTATTAAAGATGGTTTCGCTGAGTACGAGCTGGGGCTTAACTCCGTTCAGACGATTCTCAACAACACCAAATCCAAGGGCGAAGACATCAACACGGTTAATGCCGCGTTGAAAGATCTTAACAACTACGCCGACCAGACCATTTATTCGTTCTCCGACATGACTAAGAACGCCTCGTTGTTCACCGCAGCGGGTGTTGGTCTGAAAGATTCCACGGCAGCTATTAAAGGGCTTTCGCAGTTCGCGGCTGTCGCTGGTGTTAACTCGCAAGAGGCATCTCGAGCCATGTTCCAGATGTCACAGGCTATCTCTTCCGGTACGGTGAAGCTCCAGGACTGGATCTCCGTCGAGAATGCAGGTATGGGTGGCGAGCAGTTCCAGGAAGCCTTGAAGCGAACTGCTCGGGCGCACGGTGTCGCCGTCGACGAACTGATCGCCAAGGAGGGATCCTTCCGAGCGTCTCTGTCTAAGGGATGGCTCGACTCGTCCATCATGCTCGAGACGCTGTCTCAGATGGCAGGCGAGTATAACGAAGAGCAGCTTCGCTCGATGGGTTATACCGACGAGCAGATCGCCCAGATTCAGGATCTTGCTGCGACGGGTATGGATGCAGCCACCAAGATTAAGACCTTCTCACAGTTGATCGATGTGATCAAGGAAGAGATGGGGTCTGGTTGGGCTGAGACCTGGCAAATCATCATGGGCGACTTCACCGAGGCTAGCGAGCTTTGGACTGAGGTTGGCGGGGCGATCACCGGTGTATTCAAGAACATGTCGACCGCCCGAAACACCATGCTCCAGGGATGGAAGGATCTCGGCGGACGAACCGAGCTTATTCGTGCTCTAATCGACACGGTCAAAGGGATCGTTCCGCTGTTCTCGGCCATCGGTAAGGCATGGGGCGAGGTATTTCCCCCGATGTCCTCTGAGGGACTCTTAAAGATCACTCACGGGTTCTCTGAGTTTATCCAGAAACTCGTCCCGAGTCAGGAGACCATCGCTAAGGTCGGACGGGTATTCAAGGGTGTCTTCTCGATCATGCATATCGGAGTGACCATCGTCACATCGATTATCAAGGTGTTCGGGAAGGTATTCTCGGCTTTCGGTAGCGGCTCTGGTGGCGTTCTGTCTTTCGCTGCGACTCTCGGCGATCTCGCCGTAAAGCTCGATCAGTTCTTGACTGGATCCGGACGTTTGCAGCACTTCATCGAGGGCTTCGGAACGATTGTCTCGGGCGTCATTCGAACGGTCATATCCTTCATCACAGGGATCGTGAAGTCTGTCACCGATTGGGCAAAATCTGTCGATCTCATCGAGAAGATGAAAGACGCTTGGCGTGGTTTTGCAGATTCCATGTCGGGTGTTAAAGACGCTTTCAATAAGGTTATCGGTGTATTCACTCGATATGATCAGTCTTTGGCTGTCGCACAATCCGCTGGTAAGGGTGCTTCGTACGTCGTCGACAAATTGAAGTCTGCTTTGACTGGGCTCTGGAATGTTCTTCAGAAAGTCGCCCCATACATCAAATCGGCTTTCGATAAAGTCTTCGACGTCGTCGGTAAGATCGCCAGTGGTATGTCGCTCGACGCTATTCTTAAGAGCCTCTTCACCGTCGGTGGGATCGGACTCATCCATAAATTCATGGGCGTTCTCGGCGGCGTCCAGGGGATTCTTGATAAGTTCAAGAACATGGAGTCGACTCCTGGTCTTCTCGATCGTATCAAGGAAGCCTTCTCGTCACTCACGGATTCGCTCAATGAGATGCAGAGCACCCTTAAGGTCGCACAATTGATGCTTATCGCAATCGCGATCGGTATCTTAACCGCAAGTGTCTATGCGCTCTCTAGGATCCCGGCCTCGTCGCTTCTTAAGGCTACTGGTGCCATATCCGTGATGATGGGTCAGTTGGCTGTTGCTCTTCTGGCTTTCACAAATGTCATGGACAAGACTGACACCTCAGACCTAGCCAAGACTGCTATCGGTCTTATTCTGATAGCAATCGCAATCCGGATTCTCGCCGGGGCGGTGAAAGCTATGTCTGAAATCGAATGGAAAGATCTCCTTAAGGGTTTGGGATCCGTCCTTGTCTTGTTGGCGGGTATCACAGTCGCTATGCGATTCATGGACTCTAAGTCTGGATCTTCCATGCGAGCAGCCGCGGCTATGATCCTTATCGCATTTGCGATCCGGATCCTATCCAAAGCTGTTGAGAAGTTCGGCGAAATGGACTGGAAGAAGCTCACTAAGGGTTTGATATCTGTTGGGCTTCTGTTGGCAGGTATCACCCTGGCTATGAAGTTCGCGGGTACCGGCCCGAGTATGGCTGGCGCTCTCGCTATCGTAGCCATCGCTCTCGCTATCAAGATGCTTGTGCCTCCAATCGAGACGCTCGGCAACATGTCCTGGAAACAGCTCGTCAAGGGGCTTGGCGCAGTGGTCGTTATTCTAGCGGCTATTGCGGCGTTCAGCAATTTCTCCGGCGGAGCAATGGGTCTTCTCAGTGCCGCTGGATTGGTTATCATTGCTTATGGCATTGGTATGATCGCAGATGTGGTGACAGATCTTGGAAAGCAGAACTGGAAGACACTGGCAAAAGGCCTTCTTTCCATGGGTCTTGCGCTTCTGGCTGTGGGAGCTTTCATGGCCCTGGTTCCCCCGACGGGTATTATCGCGGCAGCTGGATTGGTTGCTACGGCATATGCTCTAAAGATCATCGGTGATGTGATGATGAAGTGGGGCAAGATGTCCTGGTCCGAGATCGGGAAGTCGATGGTCATGCTGGCCGGCACACTTCTCATTCTCGGTGTGGCCGTGACCGCTATGGTCTTCGCCCTGCCAGGCGCTCTTGCTCTGATGGTTATCGCGGGGGCACTCCTTATGCTATCCCCGGTACTCATGTCATTCAGCAAGATGTCCTGGACTGAGATCGCTAAGGGTCTCCTCATGTTGGCGGGTACTCTAGCCATATTCATCATCGCTGGATATGCCGTATCGCCGGTCATCGTGCCTCTAATGCTTCTTGCGGCAGCCATTACCCTTATCGGTCTTGCCACGTTAATGGCGGGTGCCGGTGTGCTTATGTTTGCTGCGGGTATCGGTGCTCTAGTCGCCGTTGGCGCAGCCGGTCTTGAGGTTCTTGGCGGTGTTCTGACGACCCTTGCCAACTCGATTCCCGAGTTCGCAACTAAGGTCGCGGAAGGTATCGTCAACTTCACAACGGAGCTGGCGAACAACACCGAGACACTGAAGCAAAACTTCGTGTCAATCGTATCGTCGATGATTCAGGGGGCTATCGAGCTCCTCCCGCAGTTCACCGAACTTGCGATCACGATCATTACATGTTTGTGTGTAGCTGCCAAAGCTTGCATCCCCCAGATCATCGACACAGGTTGGACTATCATTATATCCTTCCTGGAGGCGATGAGGGACAACATTGGTCCGGCCACAGACATCGGTATTGATATTGTTCTCAACTTCCTCAATGCGGTGAGAGCACGACTTCCTGATATCGTTCAGGCTGGTTGGGATCTTGTCATTGACTTCATCAACGCCATGACCGAAGGACTTCGCAACAATGGACCCCGTCTTCGCCAGGCGATTCGGGAATTCATTAAGGAGTTCATTAACCAGGCTAAGCTGGCGCTGACTGAGGAAGTATCTAACGTTAAGCGCAAAGCCGGTGAAATCGGCCAAGCTATTCTTGACGGTATTAAGAACACCATCAACAACGGTATCGAGTCTGTCAAGACGACCGCGAAGAACATGGCTAACGGAGCTCTTAACGCCGCTAAGGCGGCTCTCGGGATTAAATCACCTTCGAGGAAGTTCCGTGAGGTTGGTCGATTCGCGATCGCTGGTTTCGTTCAGGGTGTTGACCGAAATTCGGGCCTTGCAGAGGCCTCAACACGTCGAGCCGCGATCAACTCGCTTGACGCCTTCCAGAAGGTTGTCGATGACAAAGGTATCGATGGCAACGGTCTCCACTCGCCGACGATTCGTCCGGTGATGGATCTCCAAGACGTCGAGAACGGTCAACGTAAGATTGGCCAACTCTTCGCAAGTGGTGTAAGCGTCAAGGGCTGGGCTGATTACACCAGACGGACCTCTGACCTTGCTGGTTGGGGTATTCGGGATGGTAATGCTCGACTCTTGACAACTCGCATGCTGAACGAGGCTTGGGCGAAGCGGCTCTCCGACGAGGGTCAGCAAGCGGCCCCGATTCAGTTCATTCAGAACAACACGTCGCCTAAGGAACTGTCGGCTATCGACATCTACAGGCAGACGCAGAACCAGCTGTCAATGGCAAGGAGGGCTCTCAGCTCGTGATTAAGTCAGTCGTAGCCACTGCATATTCTGGCGAGCGACTGGAGCTTGTTCTCAACGACCCATGGGGAGACGGTATCGCGGTATTCGAAATCGGCGGTATCGGGCCTGCGAAGGCCACAATCCACACCTCATCGGTTGCGTCTATTGACGGCGACGCGTACAGCGGATCTAGGGTGGGTGGACGAAACATTACACTCACCCTGGGTCTTCTGGATCTCCCTGACGTGGAGAAGGCGCGGCACAAGCTCTATCGTATATTCCAGCCTCGCCAGCAGGTTAATCTGGAGTTCCACACCAATTATAGGAATCTCCACATCAACGGTTGGGTTGAGAGTGTCGAACCTAACATCTTCTCGCAAAGTGAGGAGGTCAAGGTCTCGGTCATCTGTCCCGATCCATATTTCTATGGCCTTGACGATGAGCGCGCGCAGATCTTCCCATTCCGGATCGAAGACCCCAACTTGGAGTTTGAGTTCCAGGATCCGGTGAATGTCTCGCCATCACTCGAGTTGTCGAAGCGTAAGGACGAGTACGAGACGTTGATCGACTACCTCGGGGACGCCGAGGCCGGGGTGACCATCACGGTCGTAGCCACCGGAGTCGTTCGCAATTTCGCCATATGGAATAGAATCACTAACAAGAAGTTCTCAGTCGACACCGACGATTTCGATAAAGTCGGACAGCCTACCGAACTTCGTGAGGGTGACTCAGTCGTCATTACGACACACCAGGGCAACAAGCGTGTATACCTTTACAAGAAGGGCAGCACGACTCCGATCAATATTATTCAGTGCATTCCGTTGAATAATGACTGGTTGACATTGTGGCCGGGTCGTAACATCATGTTCTTCCAAGCGGACGTCGGCAAAGATGCTATGGAGGTCTCTGTCGAGGTTCAAGTTCGGTATTCGGGGGTGTGATATTTGGAAATTGTCTTGCTTGATTATTGGATGAAGCCGACAATCATCATCGATCAGATCGAATCGGCCATCTGGACGAAGCGTTTCAACAAGTGCGGCGACTTCGAAGTAAAGCTCCCCCTTTCAATCCTTCTCGACACTGAGATCAAACACCACCAGAACATATATTTCCCCCAATCTGGGGATTATATGCTGATCGAATCACTCCAACTCGATACGGATTCCGAAAAAGGCGACACGATCACCATCAAGGGACGCACATACGATTCGATCCTCGACAGACGAATTATCCAGAATCGGACAATTCTGAATGTTGGGATGATCTATGCTGTTTACGCCTTGTTGAGTGAGAATGTCCTCAACCCAACCAACGCCAATCGCAAGATGAATGAGGTCGGTTGGCTTTGGCCTCAGAACATGCCGAACGATAAGGCCGGTTGGGTCAATGCGCAGTATACGGGTGACAACCTTCTCGACGTCATCCAGAAACTGTGCCAAGAGCGGAATGTCGGATATTGGATGCCATATGTACCCAAAGGTCCGGCTGATAACAAGTATCAGTTCCAGCTCTATTGGGGTCACGAACGACACTTCACCCAGAAGAAGAATCCATACGTTATATTCTCGCCGGATTATGACAACTTGCGCAAGACCAAATTCCTCACCTCCACGACGAAGGAGAAGAACGCAGCCCTTGTCGCGGGTGCCGGCGAAGAGCCCAACCGTAAACGTCTTTGGCACGAAAACGGCGTCATGAGCGGATGGCTCCGCAAGGAGCTGTATGTCGATGCCAAGGATGTTCGCGAGAAGGACGAGAACAACAAGGATATTCCTGGCGATAAGTATTGGGAACTTCTCAGACAGAAAGGCCGAGAGAAGCTCGTCGATTGTATAGTGACGTCGGTCTACGATGGTGAGATGTCTCAGACTTCCCAGTTCAAATTCGGACGGGATTTCGATCTCGGCGATGTGGTCCAGATCCAGAACGGACTCGGCATGATGAATGTGGGCCGATGCACCGAGTATATTCGCTCGTTCACATCTAGCGATGGTTGGAAAGAGTATCCCACCTTCGAAACCTACTATATTCCGCAGGAGTAATTATGGCACTCACATACGGATTTTATAGCTCCACAAATGGCGACCGTAAGTACTCAGCGGACCAGTTCGGATCCCTGTTCGAGGGGATCATCACGAACGGGGTCTTCATGGGTATCGGCAGAGCCCTGGAGGTTACCGCCGGCAACAACCTCGCCGAAACGGGTCTTTACGTAACTGTGAAGTCTGGACGGTGTTGGTTTAACCATACCTGGTTGGACAATACGGACGACTATCGAGTATCCATCGAACCTCCCGATTCTCTGTATGACAGGGTCGATGCTATAGTTGTCGAAGTCGATAAGACTCCGGGTGTCCGCAAGTCGTCCATTATAGCAGTCAAAGGCACGCCGGCGAGAAGCCCTCAGATCCCGCCTTTGTATGCCACACCCGAGAAAGCCCAGTTCCCTCTGGCTTTTGTTCGAGTGACTCGCGGTGTCCCGAACATATTTAGTTATTCCATCGTGAACAACCGAGGGAATAGCTCATGCCCGTGGATCACCGGCCCGCTGAAGATTCTCGATTCGTCGTCGATCACTAAGCAGTGGGGGTCTGAATGGGCTCGGTGGTACCGCGATATTAAGTCGTCCACTGACGCCATGAAGGACGAGATGTTTGCGGACTTCAAGCGCCGGTATGACGCTTGGGTTCTTTATATGGAGGACCGTCTGGCAGGTAACCAGGCAGCAAACCTCCAGTTCCAGATCGAGCGCCTTAAGGAACTCATCGGCGACGGGACTGAGGCTGAGCGCCAGGTCTTCGACACCATCGAGGATGGTAACGGTCTCACGCTGATGGATTCTGTTGGAGCTCCCATTGTTGGCCGACGCATCTTCAAGTTGCAGTAAGGAGTAACCATGCCGGATCTTAAGCCGAAACGGTGGAACGGCAAATACCCGGATCGGGTTAACACTTCAAACGCCGATGCTTTAGTGGTTGACACGGGGGATGGGACGAATATCCTCTATATGGAGGATATGAAACGTTACGTCCTCGAGAACGCTGGAGCAGGCATCGAAGGCAAACAGGGCCCCCCAGGACCTGCTGGACCTGCTGGTCCGAAAGGAGCTGACGGTAAGCCAGGACCTAAAGGAGATAAAGGTGAACCGGGCGAACGAGGCCCAGCTGGCGAGAGAGGTCCGCAGGGTCCGCAGGGTCCGCAGGGACCTCCGGGGGGCGGCGGTGGAGGCGGTACTCCAGGAGCTAAAGGCCCGACAGGTGATAAGGGACCCCAGGGACCAACCGGCGATAAGGGACCGACAGGTGATAAGGGACCCCGAGGAGACAAGGGACTAGCCGGAGATCCCGGATCCCGAGGCGCTGCTGGACCGTCAGGACCGTCAGGACCGCAAGGCCCGGCTGGACCAGTTGGCGAGAAGGGCCCCCGAGGTGATAAAGGCCCAACTGGCGATCAAGGCCCACAGGGTCCTCCAGGACCTGGTGGCGCTGGAGGCGGACAGAGCGCTCAGGATTTAGTCGATCTTATGATTATCAAGAATGCTCTCAATCCATCATGGACTGGCACAAACCGCAACACGAATGGGCAGCCGATCCCGTCCTCAGATGTGGCATGGATCCGAAATTCCAATGGTAATCCTTTCTATCGCCCCACCGGGGTTTCTGCGACGTGGAAGCCTCCTCAGGTTGGTGACTACTACTGGGATAACAGCGGAACGTGGTGGTATATTGCGGATTTCAACTACTTCCGTTCGCCCGGACGTCTGACCACCCCACACATGGTTCTCTGTTGCACTCCCGGCGCTCGTATGGACCGTATGTACACCACTCGAGACAACTCGAATGGCTACTGGGGTTGTGGCTTCGTCCAGTGGGGCATCACCGACATTCTCAGAAACACGGTGAACACCTTCTGGGGTCAGGGTGCCCGAATCATGTCGATCTATCTTCAGCAGTCTGCTAGTATGGTTGACGGAAGGGTCTCCACGACCGCCGAGCGCCTTTCGGACGTTTGGCTCCCCACGGACATGCAGGTGTTCGGGGCACGTGTTCTCTCGGTCCGACAGTATTCTGAGTCACCTAACCTGCCCGCTCACACGGGTTCAATGCAGTTCACCCTATTTAATAGGTATCCTGAATTGGCGTTTGATACACTCAAAGGTATGGTTAATACCCCGTCAGACACTGAGCGTTACAAATGGCTCGCTGACCCTCTCTCGGACGGCAACTGGACCGTCATCGATAACCTGAAGCGCACGATGAGTTGGAACTATGCGGACGCGACCTGTCGCTCGATGGCATGTCTCTGCATTAGCTAAGGAGATTATATGAAGATCAAAGATTTCGCAAAAGTCTCCGACGTTAGGGGGGACGACGTATTCATCCACGACGGCGAGCGGGGGACCAAGACTATCAAGGCCTCGGATCTCCCGTACGCACTGTTCGAAGACCTCCCGCTGATGCACAAGAATGTGTTTCGCGGGAAGAATCTCGGGACGAGGATGACGGCCGACCAGATCGCTCGAGTCCGCGATGGATCGTTCAAGGATCTGTGGATCGGTGACTATTGGGCGAGCGATGGTATGCCTTGGCGTATCGTGGATATTAACTACTGGAATGTCCACAACGCCCTGACGATCCCGCATCTCGTCATTATGCCCGATCGATCGCTGTACAAGCAGTCGATGTACGACAACGACACCACCTCGTCGAACTCCTTCTGGGGGTCCAAGGTGTGGAACAGCATCGGACAGTGTGGGGACTTCGCCTCGAAGGTGTTCGACCTCTCGTATATTCGTACGCACGTCGACTCGTATATGTCTTCGGTCGCGGGCAGCGGTGGCGCGTGGGAGCGTTACTACTTCAAATCTAAGACGGTGGACGCGGCTGTTAAATTCATCATCCCCAATGAGGTCATGGTGTACGGCTGCCGCATCGCTGTTAGTTCCCCGATGGGCTCGGACGGTCTTCACGAGGTATCCAGCCGTCAGCTTCAGCTGTTCCGTATGGGATACAACCCCGGAGCGCAGGACTCAGACTTCTGGCTTCGCGACCAGACATATCTGAGTCAGTACGGTCTCTTCGGCGACAAGGTCGTGAACCCCGGCGCACCGCTCATCAACGCTCCTATGGAGTATGCCGGTGAAGGTCTTCAGTCGGACCAGCATGGCGTCCGTCCAGTCTTCGCCGTTGGTTAATATTCTAACAACGCGGTAGGATCATATCCCTTGTGTGATCCCATGCACGTATAGGAGGAATCCATGCCGCACGTGCTGGAACTGACCGTGACTATCGCGGCTTCAGTCCTGGCGAGCAGCGGGTTCTGGGCGTTTCTGTCAGCTCGATCAAGCAGGCATAGCGCCCAAACCCAACTCATGCTCGGACTCGCGCATGATCGCATTGTGCATCTGTGTATGACCTATCTGGATCGTGGTTATATTCTAAAAGATGAATACGACGATCTAGTGAAGTACCTCTACAAACCATATTCGGCCTTCGGAGGTAACGGCCTTGCTGAGAAGGTGTTTGAGGAGGTCAAGGAGCTCCCGATTAGGCGCTCCACACCGCTCGAAGTTACTGTAGAATTCGAGCGAAAGAATAAGGCCGAGAAGTTTCGGAGAGAGAATGACACTCACTAACAAGACGTACGATCGCCTGAAGTTCGTCACTCTTATCGCTCTTCCTGCCCTTGCCACTTTCTATCTGACTGTGGCGCAGATCTGGCACCTGCCTTCAGCCACTGAGGTTGCGGCCACGATCACTGCGATCGACACCTTCTTGGGTGCTCTGCTAGGGCTGTCGAGCAAGAACTACACGCCTCCGACGGATGGTACGCTCCACGTGACCTCCGGGAACGAGACGTACGCCAAGATCGATACCCCGACCGATGACGTCCTCAAGAAGGGTATCATGACGCTTGACGTTAAGAAGCTCGAGGCCTGAGGCGCGGAGAAAACTTGGTGTTTAATGAGCCCCACTCACGAAAGGATACCACCATGTTTGACAAAACCCCGAAACTTTCGGAGACCGCCGAAGAGGAAGCTCTTAAGTATATGCTTGAGGAGCATCTTCCCGGCTCACCAGAGTACAAGGCCGTACTCGAAGACATCAAGACTCTACACAACCTCAACCAGAAGAAGAGGTGGGTGCCGAGTCCGGATGGCGTCTTGTCGGCCTGTGCTTCGGTGGGCGGGATCCTGCTTATCTTGCATTACGAGCAGCTCCACCCGGTAGTCTCGAAGGCTGTGGGGTTCGTGTCGAAGATTCGTCTCTGACCATGAACCGCTCAAAGCCCTGTACGTTATATTTACACACATAGCGTATAGGGCTTTGACGCGGGCAATCGAGTTTTCAAAAACCGAAAAATTCCCGGGGCGGTTTTTCAGATCGCGGATTTTACATGAGGTATAATGACCACCTATGAAAGGACACTACGATGAATGCCAGATTCATTGCTCTCACTGTTGGGATCGCCGCTGCTGTTGTCAGCCAGCTCTACCTTAAGCACAACGAGAAACTTCCAACGCAAACGGTAGTGCTTGGAGACATTCCCGAGGCTAACCCGACCAAGCATCGAAGCGGCACATTCAAGCAGCGCAAACCCTCTCACAAGTGAACAACACCCATATCCGCCAAACACGGTGGATTGGGTTTTTAGAAAGGATCATACATGTACCACAAACGACCTTGGTATGAAGACCCCGATTTATTCAGTAACATCGCTGTTATCTGCACGCTCATGCTCATCTTCGGCGCATATCTCGTTGTCGTGTTCGGTGTGGGTTTTAGCCCATACATGCAGTTGCCCGAAAAGGTAATCGCGATCAGCGGTATAACCGTTATACTGATTATGTGGCTGGCGCTCATATTCGCCGATCGCTTGAAGAACAAGCCGCCTCGTTGGCGCGAGTGAAAGAAAGGACCACTCAATGAAAACTCTAGTCGCAATTTTCGACCTTTACATCCTTCTAATGGGCTTTCTGTCGCTATTGGTTACGGCGCCGCTTATATGGAACGCAGCGCCCAATGCCTATTTCGGGGTTTTGATAGTCCTCGGAGTCTGGTGTACCATCATCGCGATCGTCGTGGCCATCATCGTTGAGGTCCACGAGTCTTCGAAACCGCGAGAAAAACACGACTTATAACGACCACCATATCTGAAAGGAGCCCACTATAGAAAGCACCACAGAGGTATGAACCACACCCTATACTCTAGCCGTTCCACATAGAGTATAGGGCTTTCAACCACTAACAAAGGAGAACCATGAATGTCAACACCATCAGACAAACTGTCCGTCCAGCTCTCACTGTTCTCTCCCGAAATGCTCCCCACATACTCACCGGAGTCGCAGTGGCTGGCGTGGTCGGAACTTCAGTCGCCGCCTTCCGTGCAGCCGTGCCCATCAGGGATCGCCTACATGATCTTCCGGAAGAAGCGACGCTCCGCGATAAGGTACGTGCTACCTGGAAGCTTTACATTCCAGCGGCTGTGTTGGGCGCTGCGACCATTTCGTGCATCGTTGCGGCGAACGTTATCTCGTCACGTCGTCGAGCTGCTCTTGCGGCTGCATATTCGCTAGCTGCGGAGGCGGTGACGCACTACCGCGAGGACCTTAGGAACCTTACGGACGACGCAACGCTCGAGGAGTCGGATCAACTTCTCGCTCGGAAGCAGAACCCGGATCAGGTATACCAAGGTCCCGCGAAGGAGACTTTCGTCGTCGGCGATGGCAAGTTCCTATGCTACGACACATATTCGGGACGTTACTTCAACAGCTCCCTCGAGGAGATCAAGAAGTGCGTCAACGACATCAACTTCGATCTCATCCAAGGCAACCCTGTCAGTCTGAATGATTTCTACAGCCTTGTGGGACTCGATCAGAACGCTATGGGCGACCAACTAGGGTGGACTATCCATTCTAAGTGCGAGATCGACTACATGGGGTTACTTACGCCCGACGGAAAACCTACGGTGGGTATTCGATTCAAGGAAGAGCCTACATCGGATTGGTGGAAGGTAAGCTGATGGCCTATGTTCTCTGGATCATCATCTTCGGAGTTGTCGGATACTTTGCATTCTCTAAGTGACCATCGCGAAGAGAACATGTCCTATAACGACCACCAACCACAGAAAGGAACTCCCATGACCACCTCTCAGAAGGACACCGTTGTTTCTGTCGACTCCGTTGAGGAGACCGACGAGTCCCCCAAGACTAACTTCGCCGCCAAGGCAGTCAGCTCTGTGACCAAGTTTGTGACCGACCACCCGCTCCTCGTTTGGGGAGGCGTGGCTGTTGTCGCAGGCGCGGTTGCAGTCGCTCTGGCTCCCAAGGAGAAGATTCTCAAGTCTATCGAGGACGACTCAGTCGATATCTCCACCACTACGGATGAGAACGGAAACCTCGTTACGACCATCACCGAGGCCGCTCCTGAGGAGACCTCTTCTAACGAAGAGTGACTCGAGATCTTATCCGCCCTAACACGGCGGATGGATCTTTCATTCCACACAAAACACCACGAAAGGTAGACACCATGCTGAAGCGCGAGATTATTGCTGAGGACTTCGACGGCAACAAGTACGTCGACATCGCTTACTTCCACTACTCGAAGAATGAGATTCTCGAGCTTGAGATCGCATATCCTGGCGGTCTTCGCAACCATCTGATCGATATCATGCGGTCGGGTGACAACTTCAAGATCTATGGTTTCTTCAAGAAGTTCGTTCTGGGCGCTTACGGACGCAAGTCGGATGACGGACGCCGGTTCATCAAGAACGCCGAGCAGACCGAGGCTTTCTCTCAGTCTCAGGCATTCGAGACATTCCTCTTCGAACTTCTCGAGAACCAGTCTCAGATGGAGACGTTCTTCAACGAGATCATGCCGATGGGGAGTGACAAGCCTTCCAAGATGACTGAGGCACAGATGAAGGCTCTCGAGAGTGGTCTCGTCACGGAGGAGGTTAAGAAGGAGCTCCTGGGCGAGTGACGGATATTTGCTGACGGGGCTCGTTAAGATCGACGGGCCCCGCGGCAAAAACCTACACTATAGTGATCACCCACATCATATTCGAAAGGACACTATCATGACCGCCCCCAAGATTGACATTCACCCTGCTGAAGCTGTAGCCGTGCTTGCCGCTTCTTGGACAGCCACGTCTATCATTTCCAAGGCCGTCGAAGCCATCGTTCCCGCCCCGGTTAAGCTGCCTGCTAAGCTTGCCTGGATGGCCGGTAGGTTCGTCGTCGCCAGTGCAATTGGAGACATGGCTGCTGAGAAGATCGTCAAGCAGTACTCCTACATCATTCGCAACTTGAAGCCCGTAATCACGGACTCGATCGACGATATTGTTAGCGACGAAGACGACGCACAGTGATCAATACCCATCTGCTCTAACACGGCGGATGGGTCTTTCATATTTAGGAGAACCACATATGAGCGAAGTACCCACTCGGGACAGCTTCCCGTCCAACCAGGACCCTAAGGCACCAGACACGCCTCCCGAGAAGCCGAAGCTTCAGGCGGTCACCACATCAGCTGTTCAGCGCAAGATGTCGATGGGGCGTCGCATCAAGAACGCTTTGGTTGTCGATGACGCGCAGTCGATCGGTGCATATCTTCTCGAGGACGTTGTGATCCCGACGGTTAAGACCCTTATCTCGGATATTGCGGTCGGGGCGATTGAGCGAGCTCTCTACGGAGAAGCACGAGGACGTCCTATGTCTTCGTCTCGGATCTCAGGTAGAGGATACACACCCTACAACCGCATCTACAGCTCAGGATCTCGAGTGACGCCTCCTGACGATGGGCCGGGCGACAAGCGAGAGCTTTCCCGGGATGCTCGGCGATCTCATGACTTCGGAGAGATCGTATTCGAGTCTCGGGCGGAAGCCTATGAGGTCCTCGATCGTCTGAACGACCAGATCAAGAGTTTCGACGTCGCGACTGTCGGGGATCTCCTCGATCTGTCGGGCATCACCGCGACCCATGTGGACGAGAACTGGGGCTGGCGCACACTGGCCACAGCTCAGGTCCGGCGGGTCCGTAATGGATACATCCTCGACCTCGAGAGGCCTGTGAAGATCTGATGACTATATTTGAGATGAAGCAGAAGCTTCGCGAACTTTACGGACGTCAATGGCAGGAGCGCGTCGATAAGATGCGCGATGCACAAGTCGTTGCCATATTCAAGAAATTCGTAGCCAACGGCAAGATCAAGAACTAAGGAGTACTGAACCATGAATGCTTCAACCGCAACCCGAGTATTTACCCAGGCGGGTATGCTGATTCGAAAGCACGCCCCGCACATTCTCATCGCCTCTGGAATCATCTCAATGGGCGCCGGTGTTGTTTCTGCGGCGGTCGAGACCTCAGCCGCTAGTGAGAACGAAGACATCGATACCCATCTCAAGGCTTGGTCCGCCATCACGAGTGAGACCGTTCCAGACCGCAAGGTCTATATCTCAGCAAAGGGTGTTCTCGGCGCTAAGATCGCTAAGAACTTCCTCTTCGCGTATCGTAAGACGATCCTCTTCACGGCATGCGGTGGCGCTCTGATCGTCTCAGGTCACGCCATCCAGACCCGACGCTACACCGGTCTGCTCGCGGCATATTCTGCTGTCGACCGCGCTTTTAAGAACTACAAGACCGGCGTTGCTGAGGTCTTCGGTTCTGAGGGCGTTAAGAAGATGCAGAAGTGGGTGAACGAGAAGTCTCAGGAGGACATTGCTCCTGAGGAGGCGGGTGATGTCCCACCCATCGTCAAGGATCTCGAAGACCTCAAGGCGATGGGTATTAAGCCCCATCGAATCGATGTTGAAGGTCTTTCCCCTTACGCTCGGGTTTATGGCCCCGGTTGTGAGGACTGGGAGGGCTCTAAGGAGCACGATGAACTCATGCTCTCAACTACCCAGGCATATTTCAACGATCGCCTCGTGGCCCGAGGACACGTATTCCTCAATGAAGTTTACGATGCCTTTGGTATCAGCCGTACTCCTGCTGGTGCTGTGGTTGG